CGTGCATTGCGTAAATTAAGACTTAAAACGCAAAAGGACATTGCGCCACCAGGGTAGTGGTTCAGGTTCGTCGTCTTGGTATTCCTCAATGGTCTCAAGTTCCATGATCCTAGTGACTGCTTGCTGCAGCAGCTTTTGCTGATGGAAATTTTGCCTGATCAATGAGCTGCATAATTCGGCAATTTCTTTAGCATTAACATGGTCATGCACTGCACGCACCTGTCTCTCTAGCATTAGTTGCTCCTCTAGAGGGAGTTCAACCGACATCCATTGCCACCCAGCCCAAGCCATGAAAGATAACGCTTTGCCGCAGAATACCGACAACACCGCACCAAAACTAGACGCAATTGAAACAAAATATGGAAAATTGTACCGTGTTACTTATGCCGGAATGACCCGAGAACACTACCAAGAGTGGCAAGCAAACTGCTGGTATGAGCAGGTATTAGAAATGTGGCGACATCGTGTCAAGCTGTCTGCCTGCCAACAATATCTGGCATCACAGTCAAATGGTTATTGTAGTGACCGGTTTGACGATAAGATCTAACAGGCACTTCAGACATGTAGTGAAACACCATCTGCCCGATTTTTAGATTCGGGTAAAGCGGAATATCATGGAAGCGGCGTTCGTTTTTTAGCTCAAGTGTGAGTTTTGAACCATGCCAACCTGGATCACACCATCCGGCCAAAAGATGATTCAGCCCAGATCGTGCACGACTTGATTTAAGAACAAACTGACAGCTGATTGTATCAGGCAGATTGAAAGTTTCAACGGTTTCAGCAAGGCAAAATTCACCAGGCTGCAACAAATATGGCCTATCTTTAGTGCAATCTGAAATATCAATACGTTGCAGCTCAGGCGTATCTGCAACTTCAATCATCAAGTTAAACCCAAGGCGCACATCAAGCGATGCTGGATTGAGCAGATCCAACGCGAAGGGATGAACCATTTGAGAGCCTTCGCAATAGCTGCGGATCTGCCAGTCAGCAAGAACAGTCATTTAAAATGTTCGACGTTTAATTTTACTATTGTTCTAACCATTCTTCAATCCATCGTTCACGGCATTTCTCGTGAAACTCTTGTCGCTGATACCACTCTTGCCAGTTCTGATGACCTTTAGAGCTGTTGCAGCCTAAGCAGCAACTGACAAGGTTTTCGCGCACGGTAAGACCACCGTTTACTTTTGCAGTGACGTGATCTAATGTTGCATCGCGCTCAGATAATTCACGCCCACAATATGCACAAGACCAACCCCATGCACTATGTATTGAGCTGCGGAAACGTTCCTTAGCTTTCTTACGCGGAATTAGAACCGTCTCGTTGATTTCATGCTCCATGCAGTTGCCTGATATACATCATCAAATGACATCTGCAACTGCTTACAGTTTATCCAGGGCGATCTACTGCGTAATAATCATCCAGCCTGTGCCATCACCTTCAACTTCCCACCTAGGTTTGAATGCTGGACGACTAATGCGTACATAATCAGCACGCTCGCGATTTTTATGCCCACCATTGATCATGTCTGGCACGCCCATCGGGTCATGAATGATTAGCTCTTCGCGGTTGTAGCCAACGACAAGAACAACATGCCCGCAACCGTCGTTATTGCATACAGGATCACTTACTGATCCTTTGTCGAGATACATCACGATCACCGGACGACCGGCATCAATTTCGTTCTCTAAATCATCGAACGTGCCATCAGTCCTGAACTCAGCGTCAAGACCCAAAGTGCGCAGCGCATTTAGCTGCACATCAACCGACGTTGTATCTCCTAGGTGCTTTCTGATCCGGTTGTAAAGGTCAAAACTGTCAACGCGCTGATGAAACGCGGCAGCCATTGCACTCACCGCAGAAAAGCATTCGCGGTAGCCAAAACCAGTCTCTGATGAGAGCTGATGGTAATAGGGCGCATAAACCTGTTGCTCCTTACCTGCGGCTTTCCATGCTTGTAACCACAACGCATCTTCATCCTTCAGATACTGCGGCAAATCCTCCTCCAACTGCGCAATGGCTGCATGTTGATATGGATCACCAAACCTGAAGTGCTCGAAATACTTCAGCAAATTAAGCATTAGGGCCAAGCAAATTACGCTCGACAAGAGCAACGAGTTGGTCATCGACGGTGTTGCTTGATTGTTTGGCTGCAGCCTTGAGCAAATCAATCACCAACTGACGAACAGCTTTGCTGTTGATGAATGACATCAAGATCGGCTTGAATAGCAACAGCATGGCGAAAAACCAGCAACGCACAAATTCTAATTGCGTTCCTGTTGTCCTTCAAGCCTTGCGACTGAAGCTTCTAGATTCCGCAACCTTTGGAATACTTCGCTGTCTTTACGCATCACATCATCATGAAATACGTTCAAGCGTTCAGCCAGGTTTTCAACGGCAATCGTCAGTCGTGCCAACGTTTCACGAGTCTGCAGGTTTTGCTTGCCTGCATTGTTTATGGACATCGCAGCAGCGGTGACACTAGCACCTGTCACAGCAGCAAAAATCTCTAACATGACAGGTGTCGGTCGTCCTAACCATCATGGCTGAACCGGTGGAATCGCAACAGCAGGAGCAAGAACATTCAAGACTTGGTGATCTTGTAAAACTTGCTGTTCTTGTATGGAGCATGGCGATCCTAACTGCCAATTATCTAGGAGTCTTCAAACAGTCGCTCGATCCAACTTTCCCGGCATCTTTGCTTACGGGAACTATGGCTGCGATGGGAGTCAACATCAGACAAAATAAGAAAAAAGACGAACCTAAATCACCCGCCACAATCAAATGAAACGCTTTCTTATTCTTGCGATCCTGTTGTCAGCTGCACCAGCAACAGCGCAGACAGTTACACCCCGATTCACCTCCGCAACCGTCAACGCAACGACAACCACGACGCAGACGATTGACGAAACAGTTTCGACTGAAATTTATGGCGCAGCCGTTAGTTCATGGTCTGGCACTAACGTAAAGCCTAGTGCTGCTGACATCACCAATTCAACAACAACATGGGACATCGTTACAGCAGGAGAAGATTTCAGCTTAGAAATCACCACCAGAGCTGCAGGCATTATCGAAACGACCGACATAACACGAACCATCGAAACCGATTCAACTACCACCACGCTCTCTGTCTTTGCGCAATAATTTTTGGCGGTGCTGTTAATGCAGAAGAAGTAAAAAATATCGCTGGGCCGCAGGCAGCGGCAACCAGCAATAACACTAATACGTCAATGCAATTCAATAACAATGGTGCGCCATCAAGACAGCACATGGGAAGAGGCATATCTTGCAACGGTGCAACCCTAAACGTCACGCCGTTTTATCTCGGTGCAGACACGCATACCACCAGTTACACAAGATCAGGTAATTGGGGCATTCAATTTGGTATAGCAGCGCCGTTGGATGGCTCAATTAGCGAGATGTGCAAAGAACTTGCACGACAACGCATCTACAAAGAAAAGCTCGATTCGCTATTGGTCAGAGCAAAAGAATGCGCAAACCTGTATGACCGTGGTTATATGCTTGACCCTAAGAGCCAGTTGGGTTCTCTTTGTTCCGGCGTCGTCTCAATCGCTGCCTACCAAAAGTTTCAGGCGCAGGACGACCCCTTACCTTTGCAAGACGCTTCATACCAATCTTCATTACAGGCTTTAGAAGCTGAACGAGCCGCTTTAAAAGCGTTGATGCAACAAGTGTCCCAGCAACTGCAGCAACAGAAGACGCCCCAGCCGTCACAATCGCAGTAGAAAGAATTTCTTTCCGTGGAACTGGGATGCTGATGTCAGTTCCAGGTAGCGTGAACTCAGTTACTTCTTTGAACTGTGGGACGTCCGGTACTTGTTGGATGCCTTGGGGTTTCTTTGGTTTTAGGCGTTGGAGGGTTTCTTGCTTTTGCTCATCTAGCTCCTCTTGTTCTGCTTGAATCTGCTGCCTCATCTGCTTTGCGGAGGGCAAAACCAAACCTCGACCACGAGGAATTGAAAGTTCCAGTGACGGCAAACCAACTTCAACAGGAAGTTCAGGGTTTTTTGGAATCCCCCATGAAGGAACCACAGGAAGCTCAACCATGCCCACCCTCCATAAACTTCATACACCCTTACATGCAATAAAAAAGCCCTTCCCGTGTGAGAAGAGGAAGAGCTTTCATAATGTTAGTCGGCTTCCAGCAAGTATTCACGTTCTTTAGCGTATGGGGCCGTCGTGTAGTAATCACGCAGGTCCGACAAGTAAGGAACGATCCAAGTTGGCGGGAAGCAATAACGCCAATGCGACGGACGCAAGCACTGAACCACGACAACACGGAAAAATTCGCTGGCGTAGTTCAATGCCTTTTGAATCTCAAAAGTTCCACTTGGCGCCAGTTTTGAAACCAAGGCCCAGCTCATCACCAGTGATGAAGGAAACCTCGCCGTAGAGGGGACCAGCACTAATGCCAGCTTTGCCGCTAATTTCAACTTCTTGCTCACCAGAGTCAGGCATCAGCAAAGCAGGACCAGCCTGGATGTAAGCACCATTGTCGAAGTCGTAACCAACATGGGTTTCGAGAGTGGCAGAGCCAACACCAGAATCCATACCAGCGCCAACGTTCAACTCAGGATTCACGTAAAACTCGCCTGCGTAAGCAGGAG